AACGTGGATTAGCAGCACGTAAGTAATCTGCTAAATATGAACTGGCTACTCACCCCCCTACAACAGGCTACGGTGGCCCCAGTAAACAGGAACCAAAATGGAAAACGAACTAGTAGAAGTACAAGAAGCACCTAAGACAATGATAATGCAACGTAAGAGTAAAGTACGTGAACGAGTAGAACAAGACGAAGCAGAACTACAACAGATGTTAGAAGAACGTTCTAGTGAAGAAAAAACGGCAGAAGTACAAGCTAAAGAGGACGCTGTACCAGACACTGCAGAAGAAAGAAGCTACAAGAAACGCTATGCTGATTTACGAAGAGGATCACAGAAAGCTAAAGAAGATTTAGAAGATCGTATTAATAAATTAGAAACACAGCTAAAGCAAAGTACGCAACAAGAAATGCGTTTACCTAAGTCTGATGAAGACATCGATGCTTGGGCAAATCAATATCCTGACGTAGCTGCCATTGTTGAAACTATTGCAATTAAAAAGGCACGTGAACAACAGTCTGGCTTAGAAGATAAAGTAAAAGAAATAGATGCTATGCGGGAAACTGCATCACGTGAACGTGCAGAAGTAGAGTTGCTAAAGGTACACCCTGACTTTGATGAAATACGTGATAGCGATGAGTTCCATGAGTGGGCAGAAGAACAGCCTAAGTGGGTTCAAGATGCACTATATGAAAATGATAACGATGCAAGGTCTGCATCACGTGCAATTGATCTGTATAAAGCAGACATGAATATATCAACAAAAAAACCTAGCAACAACAAAGATGCTGCTAAGTCTGTAAATACTCGTAACAGTAGGACTAAACCAGATGCTACATCTAACAACAATAAGATGTCTGAATCAACGGTAAACAAAATGTCCTCTAAAGAGTATGAAAAACATCAAGACGAAATTATGGAAGCTATTCGAGGTGGTAATTTTATTTACGATATTTCGGGTAGCGCACGATAAAAGACTTGACAATACCTGTATAAAGTATATAACTATATACAGTAGGTTTATTGCAGCCCCAATCCTTTGGCTACCTGCAATACTCCTTTTTTCACAAACATAAATAGTTCTAGTGATTACCTAGTGTCTTTGGCCCGTTATCAAGAAGGTTGGCCGACTTTCTAAATAATGTTACCCAAAAGAAATTAGCCTCCTTATTTACAATTTAAGTTTGTATCTGTGTCTAATGCAAAGGATAATACAATGGCATTTACGACAGCTACGGGTTATGGCAATCTACCAAATGGTAATTTCAGCCCGGTCATTTACAGCAAACAGGTACAGCTTGCGTTCCGCAAGTCAACTGTTGTTGGTGACATTACTAACTCAGACTACATGGGAGAAATTTCTGGTCAAGGCGATACCGTTAAGATCATTAAAGAACCTGAGATTTCTGTTTCAGAATACGCACGTGGCACAAATGTCACAGCACAAGATTTAGAGGACGCCGATTTTTCATTGACTATTGACAAAGCTAATTATTTTGCTTTTAAAATGGACGATATTGAAGAAGCTCATAGCCATGTAAACTTCATGGATTTGGCATCTAATCGTGCAGCGTATCGTTTAGCAGATAACCATGACCAAGAAGTTCTTGGCTACATGGCTGGTTACAAGCAATCTACTTTGCATAGCAAAGCTGATACACTTAACACTACAGTTAATGGCTCTAAAGCTGTTTCAACTGCAGGGTCAAATGAATTGCTTTCATCCATGCAGCTTCACAAAGGTGACTTTGGGAATATAACTACTACGTCTGCTGGCACTCACTCAATTCCTGTGACTGCTCGTATGCCGGGAGCTACCTCGCTTCCAACTGCAACCGTTTCTCCTGCAATGATTGTTGCTCGTATGAAGCGTTTGCTTGACCAACAGCAAGTTGACTCACAAGGTCGCTGGCTAGTGGTCGATCCAGTATTCATGGAAATTCTTGCTGATGAAGATTCTCGCTTTATGAACGCAGACTTTGGTGATTCTGGTGGGTTGCGTAACGGTTTGACCGTAAGTAACTTTCATGGCTTTCGTGTATACTCCTCGTCTAACTTACCTGCTTTAGGTACTGGACCGGGAACTGCAGGAACTGCAAACCAACTGACTAACCTCGGAGTAATTATGGCTGGACACGATTCTGCTGTAGCTACTGCGGAGCAAATCAATAAGACAGAATCATACCGTGACCCTGACAGCTTTGCTGACATTGTTCGTGGTATGCACCTATACGGTAGGAAGATTCTTCGCCCAGAAGCAATCGTTACTGCTCGTTATAACGCAGCGTAGGGGGGATATAAACTATGGCTACTTTTGATATGACTTCCGTTGATACTGCTGGTGTTGGGGCAAACATTCTTGCTGTTCCAACAGTAGTTGGTAACGTTGTACGAACTATTGAAGCAATCTTAGATATTGATGCTATGATTGCTGCAGGTGCTACTATTGCAGATGGAGACATTTTCCAACTGTTAGAAATCCCTGCTGAATCAGTAGTGGTTGCTGCTGGTGCAGAAATCATGAAGTCCTTTACAGGTTCTTGTACTTGTAATATTGACTTTGCTGGTGGAGATGACATCATTGATGGCGCTGCACTTGATGCTGCTGCAGGTACATACCTTGTAAAAGGTAGTAACGGCGAAGCTAACATTGTAAACACAGGTGCTGCATCTACTTTTGCAGCTGCTGCTCTTGCATGTGTTGGCGCTGCAGATACCATTGACGTTGTTGTCGCTGGTGCTGCTGCTGCAACAGGACGCTTACGTGTCTACGCAGTAATTGCTGATGTTTCAGCTGCTCACACTGAGGCTGCTGTTGCCCAGCGTGACTTGCTGTAATACAACACTAAACTTTGGGGCTGGCATAACGCTGGCCCCATTGCTGCATCCAAAGGAAACCTAATGGCGCTTACATTTCTTACATTAGCAAACGATGTTATTACTCGTATGAATGAAGTAACACTTACTTCTGCTAACTTTACGGACGCTAGAGGTGTGCAAGTACAATGTAAAAATGCCGTTAACGAAGCAATTAGACATATTAATCAAAAAGAATTTGGTTATCCATTTAACCATGCAAGTAATAGTTCAACACTAGTTCCCGGTACATCAAGATATACAGTTCCTACTAGCACTAAACATATTGATTACAATACTGCTAGAATTAAAAAAGATGCTGATCTTAGTACGTCAGGTGGAAACCTTGCAAAGTTAGACTACAATGAATATATAACTAAAGAATTTGCCAATCAAGAAGATGAAGTAGACTCAACTACATTAGATGGTACTTTAACAGATAGTGCCACTACTATTACTGTAGCAAGTACTACAGGCTTTGATAGTACAGGTACTCTTTTTATTCTTGGTGAACAAGCAACTTATACAGGAACTACCTCTACTAGTTTTACTGGATGCACTAGGGGTGCTAACGGCACTACAGCTGCAGCCCATGCGTCAGGTGTAACGGTAGCTTCTTTTACAAACGGTGGTGTACCTCAGTTTATAGTACGTACATTAGATAACAATTACTTACTGTATCCATTGCCTGATAAACAATATACATTAGCATTTGACTACTTTACATTTCCAGATGACTTAACTGCACATGGTGATACTACTACTATATCTGACAGGTTTCTTCCTGTTATTGTAGATGGTGCTACAGCTTTTGTTTATCAGTATCGTGGTGAGATGCAACAATACCAGTTAAACTTTGATAGGTTTGAAGATGGTATTAAAAATATGCAGAGTTTACTTATAAACAAATATGAGTATGTTAGGTCTACTGTAATAAACAGACCTAGTAGATATAATATTGGAATCAGCTTTTAATGCCAGATAGTTCACAAACACAACCAGCAGCATTTAATTGTGAGGGTGGGTTAGTTCTAAATCGTTCTAGTTTTTTAATGAAACCGGGAGAGGCTTTAGTACTAGAAAACTTTGAGCCTGACGTTGAAGGTGGCTACAGGAGGATGAATGGTTATCGTAAATATTTTAATCATATTGTACCACAAACATCTTCTGCTTCTGAAAGAATTATTGGTGTAGCTAACTTTGCAAACAAAGTAATAGCTTGCAGAGGTGAAAAAATATACAATGGTGCATCTACGGAATTAGCTACAGCTATAACTGCAAGTGAAACTATGGCTGGGTCTGGTGTAATTAAAGTAGATTCTACTCTTGGATTTACTACTAGCGGTACACTACAGATTGAAAGTGAAATATTTACTTACACAGGTGTAAATAGTGCAGTTAGTCCAAATGAATTTACAGGAGTAACTAGAGAAACTTCAAGTACAACTGCAACAGCACACCTTGGAAATGTAGTAGTGTCATCTAGTTGGACAGAGATTGATACGGGTAGGACTAGTGCAGCTAAATATAGGTTTGAACGTTTTAACTATAACGGCACAGATAAAATTATATTTGTAGACGAAGTAAATGCACCTGTAGTATTTGATAGTTCTTTTAATGCAGTAGATGTAGCTGCAAGTTCAGTTGCAGGTTCTAAATTTGTAGCTTCATTTAAAGATCATATGTTCTATGCAGGTAAATCTAGTACACCAGAAGAAGTTGTATTTAGTGAAGGTTTTAATGAAGATGGATTTAGTGCTAGTGCTTCACAACCTGCAGGTAGTATTAGAGTAGATGATACTATTACAGGACTTAAAGTCTTTCGTGATGCATTATTTATATTTTGTGAGAATAGAATATTTAAACTTACAGGTGTCGGCTCAACTACTTTTGCAATGACACCAGTTACTAGAAGTATTGGTTGTCTTAATGGAGATACCATACAAGAATTTGCAGGTGACTTGGTATTTCTTGGACCTGACGGTTTAAGAACAGTAGCTGCAACTGCAAAGATTGGTGACACAGAACTTGGTACAATAAGTAAAAACGTACAGTCTATCTTTGATGCTAATATTAGAGACTCAGCAAAATTTGAAAGTGTAGTCATAGCTGACAAGACACAGTACAGAATATTTTTTACTAAAGATGGTCAGGCAGAAGGCATTACACGGGGCGTTACTTGTGTTATGAAAGAACAAGGTTATGAATTTTCTGAGATACGAGGAATAAAACCTACAGCTACAGATACTTTTGTAAGTGCAGGTGACGTACTTGTACTACATGGAGATAATAACGGATTTATACAAAGGCAAGAAAAAGGTAACACATTTGACGGTACTCCTGTATTAGGTAAATACAGAAGTTCAGACTTAGCTTTTGGTGACACTGGCATACGTAAACACATGCAAAGAGTTATTATAAATTATAAACCTGAGTCAGCTATTGACGCTGAATTATTAGTAAGGTATGACAATGAAAATTCTGATTCTACTAGACCTAACCCTTACACGTTAGACTCTTCTGAAGTTGCCGCACAGTTTGGTAGTGCTTTATTTAGTACTACAGATGGTGCTGTTAGATTTGTTTTTGGTGGACCGTCACAACCTCTTGTAAGACAGTCTGTAGAGGGTTCAGGTTTTTCTGTTGTACTAAGAATAAATGATGGTGGCGAGTCAGCCCCTTATTCACTTAAAGGTTTTCAGTTAGAATATCAATTAGGAGCAAGACGTTAAATGGGTGCTACATACACAAGACAATCAAACTTTACTGATGGCGATGTCATTACAGCAGACTTGTTTAACAATGAGT